GTGGAAGAAAGAGACACGTAACGCACATAATGCTGACTGTTTAAACTTCAAGAGATCAGTAAGAACGAGGGCACAGTTAGAAACTGCTGAGAAATTTAAAGAGGATGTCTTTTATTTATGTTGGTCTTTTGACTACAGAGGTAGAGCATATCCCATTCAAGCATTTCTCACACCTCAAGATACTGACTTTGGTAAAGCACTTATCCGCTTCGCTGATGAATCACCAGTCACCCAAGATGCAGAAGATTGGTTAGCTATCCAAGTTGCTACAACATATGGTCTAGATAAGGCTACTATGGATGAGCGCATAGCTTGGTCATTAGATAACCATGAATTAATTACTCTTATAGCTATTGACCCTACAGGCTGTATTCCTGAATGGGAGTCAGCTGATGAGCCTTGGCAGTTTATGTCAGCTTGTCACGAGTATTATCACTGCATCATAAAGAGAGACAAGACAACAACTGGACTAATGGTAGCGGTAGACGCTACATGTAGTGGTCTTCAGGTGTTGGCAGGGTTGGCAAAAGATCAATCAACTGCTAGTCTTGTTAATGTATGCCCAGCTGATACACCTAGTGACGCATACAAGGCTGTTGCCAATGAAGCCAAGAAGTATTTACCTGAGCGTATGCACTCTTGGATGACACGTGGTACCTGTAAACGTACTGTGATGACAATCCCCTACAATGCAACTAAGGATTCGTCACGTAAGTACATCAAGCAATCTCTAAAGGAACAAGGAATTGATCCGACTAAGGATGAGCTAACACAGGTTGTCAATGCTGTCTATCAAAGCATGGATGCTATCGTGCCTGGACCAATGCAAGTTATGCGTTGGATTAAACAGCACGTAGGTCAGTACATCAGAGATGGTGCTACTGAGGTTGAATGGGTAACTCCATCAGGATTTACTGTCAACCAGCGTAGAGATAAAGTAAATATACAAAGAGTTAGATTACAGTTGTTAGGTAATGTTAGTATTAGATTAGATAAAGGGTCAGGTACACCTTGTCCTATACGTCATAAGTCTAGTACAGCACCTAACTTTATTCATTCGCTTGATGCATCCATCTTGCACTGTTCCTTTCAACAGTTCAATGAACCATTCACAGTCATCCATGACTCAGTTCTTACTAGAGCAGGAGACATGGGAACACTCAATAGACTTGTGCGAGAAACCTACACACAGATTTTCACGCAAGACTGTTGGCTCACAAGATTTAGTGAAACAATCAGAGCATCAGAACCACCGCCAATCGTCGGAACATTAGATCCCACGGTTGTAAAAGATTCCACTTATTTTTTCTGTTAATGACAACACACGTAACAAAAGAACCCGTCATACTAGAAGGGTTCCAAGCTGTACTAAAACCTGGAGACTGGGGCTATAAGCTATCAGTTCTTATGGATAAGAGTATAGTTGAGCAGCTAGAAGCTGAACGTGAATCAGCCCTAGAATGGGCTAGAAGCAAGGCAAAAAACCCCAAGAGGGTTACGGTTAAACCAGAGCCTTGGGAAGAGTTAGAGAACCAGCCAGGCACCTATCAGGTTAAATTTAGCTGGAAGGATGGCGATAAGAACTTCCCTGTTGTAGTTGATACAGAGGGTACAGCCATCACAGATAAAGACACACCAATATACAGCGGGAGCACAGTTAAGATAGCTTTTTTCCAAAAGCCTTACGTGCTACCAACAGGTGACATTGGTACATCACTTAAAGCAAAAGCTATTCAACTCATCAGCCTTAAGTCTGGTGCTGGAGTAGTGGATGACGGAGACATGACACCCGAAGCTGCTGTTGATTTGTTTGGTACATCCAAAGGATTCAAAGTAGCTGAACCTAATGTATCTGCTGCTACTACTGAGGAAGACGAGGACTTTTAATGCGTAGCGGCCTTGAAGAAAAGGTAGCTGCTCTATTAACTGACATCAAAGTTGATTGGGAATATGAATCTAACTGGTATCCTTATGTCATTGAACATAAGTACATACCAGACTTTAAAGTTGGAGATGTTTATCTAGAATGTAAAGGTTATTTTTCAGCGGCTGACCGACGTAAAATGAAAGCAGTCAAGAAAGATAACCCTGATCTAGATATACGTTTCGTATTTCAAGCACCTCATAATAAACTTAATAAAAGATCGAAGACCACCTATTCCAAGTGGGCCGATAAACACGGCTTTCCTTGGTGCGCCTATTATGCAATCCCCCTCAGCTGGCTCAAGCCATGAAGAATCTGAGTTCCTCTACCACCTACCATGTGATAAGTGTGGGTCGTCCGACGCTAATAGCATGTACAATGACGGCCATACTTATTGCTTCTCGTGCAATGCTCGAACGTCTGGAGAAGGAGAACCACCATCATCAGCGCCAACCGCTGCGAAGGGTTTTCCAGTCCGATTAAAGAAGCGTGGTTTAACAGAGGAAGTCTGCCGTAAGTTCCGTATCCATAAGGATGGAGATGTATTACGTTTCCATTACACTAATAAGAACGGGCAAACTATTGCGGCTAAAATAAAAACTAAAGGAAAAGATTTCTACTGGGACGGTAATAACACCGACAACCAGTTATTTGGACAGAATCTTTTTCCTGATACAGGGTCAAGACTGACCTTGTACGAAGGAGAATTAGACGCAGCATCAGGTTATGCTGCTATGCCAA